TAACCATTTTGTTCAAACTGGCATAGCTGTATAGTGGTACGCCCATGGCCAAGGCCAGCAAGATGCCTGTGACTAAACTGCGCGGTTGCAACCATGCAGGTCTAAACAATGCTACAATGCTGGGCACAATGAATGTCATGCAAATACTGCCAGTTACGAATCCAAAATACAAAATGTTTACACCCGGAATGTTTACCAACAACCAGCTTAGTCCAACTATGGCCACGGTTGCAATGCGGCTTGCATCAATTGACTGTTCTTCTGCGATTGTTCGAAATTGCGGAATGATGTCATTGCTGATCAATGTAGTTACACTGGTAATCTGACTATCAAGTATGCTGGTCAATGCTGTCAACAACATAAACACAACCAATCCCAGGGCCCACGGATCTAATAATTTTGCAATCACAGCAACATTGGTTAATTGTGCATTGGCAGGAGTTATACCCATACCAGCAGCAACAAATCCTAGTGTGCCAAATAATGCAGGAGCTATAAAGAATAGTCCAGCGGCCGCAAAATAAGTACGTTTAATTTTGGTTGGATTAATAACAAACGCACGTTGCCAAAAGCTATTGTCCGACCACGGTAAACTAAAATGTCTAAACAATAGATATACACCTGTTGTTAGAAATACTGTTAGTGCTTCAGGAGTGCCCCATAACGCACCGTATCGACCCGAGGCTCCGTGCATACCTTGTACAATGGTAGCAAGGTCAGTCTTTGACCACACCAACGGAACAATTATCAATGCAGTTGCCAGTACAACTACCATCTTAAATATTTCTGTAACGTTGGTGCCTCTTAATCCTCGAAAAATAGAGAATACAATAGCACTAACTACCAAGAACCCTGCAGCAAGGTTCATGTTTAATCCTGTTAAGGTCTCGATTAGTTTACTACCGGCATAGATATTCATACTAAACGCTGTAATAGCAATTAAAATAAATGCAAGAAGATAGGTATTGTGCGCTACACGTCCATAATGATTTTTGATATGTTCTGCAAATGTAAATCCAGTAGGATACAATGTTCTAATCTTGTGTGCACCGAATCCAAACAGAGCAAGGGTGGCAGTATTCATCCCAAGTGCCCAGAAGAATCCTGTAAATCCAAACTGATAACTCAGTTGCGGAATTACAAATAGGGCTGTTGCCCAGGTCCATGCTGCTGTCAGACTAAACATGCCGCGAACTGTATCAAATTTTCTGCCGGCCAACAAAAAGTTTTCTTTTGTCTTGATAAGTTTTCCGCTAAATGCCCAGGTAAGTGTACCACATACAATAAAATACGTAGCCATTAACGCTAATACAGTTGTTAAGTCCAACATTGATTATCCTTGATTAATTTTATTACCAGTAACAACAAATATAAAATTTGTTTCGTATCCAAAGTTGCTTGTTCCGTGCGGCACGTTACGGAAGTTCCAGTTATATACATCTCCAGCTTTCCATTGCAGAAACTTGTTGCCCATTTGAATTGCTTGCCCGTGTGCCCAGTCCTGAAAAGGAATGATATAAATGCTGTGCTTATGAAAGTCCAGGTTCTTGTCGTAGACTGCTGTGGTAGTATCATCCACTTCCCATTCTTGATACTTGTGACGATCCAGGTGCATCATAAAATAATGCCCGGGTTCTTCAACTTGCACACGAATACGAGTTGATGCTGGATCTAATTCCAAGTTGGTGCTTATAATATCGTAGATAGCAGTATTGCTTTCGCCAAAACTACGAATATACTTGTGCCCGTGTCCCGATACCAAATCAAAGTACTCTGCTAACCAGGCTTTGAATTGATCTTCGCTTACTTCACCGTCGGTTGTAGCACTGGTACGCTTGATGTAATCTGGACGTATGAATACATTTTCAAAGAACGCAGGCAATGTTTCATCTTTAAAACTGTTAATAATATATTCACAATGCGGTGCTAACTTTTCACCAAGGTTGCATATAGGATGCTGGGCGTAATCCCACTCCCATTCAATGATTTGATTCTTATATTGGTATTCTACCCATTTTTTCATAATTGTTTAATTTCAGGAGTTATAAGGAAACTGCGTGTGTAGTGTATTTATATCATAAATATTGCTATAAAACGAAAATAGAGCTATGTTATACATACTAGAAAATATACATATCAACCCTGTAGAAAATCTATTCTATGGATCTGTGGAAAACAAATGGGAAGCAAAAGCATTTAAAGACCCAATTGAAAAACGTCATTTAGAAAAAGGTTCGTTTGCGTCTAACCAAACATCAGTTCTTAACGATCGTTCTATTAAAAAACTTGCTACCGGGGAATGGCAACTTACTAACATGTTTAAATTTTTTGTAAGTATTGCAGCTGCTTCAGAATACTTCGATGATTTAGTGAAGCCTGGATCCAACTACAGAGAACAACGTAAAGCATGGCACCAAGCACATGGCATTTTAAACGAAACTAATGTACTCGACGAAGATGGTAATATTGTTGCTGTATTAAATTCTTGTCAAGCGCATAAGTGCATTCACTTTGGCACTTGCCCAACAGATGGGTTAGGGTGTTCTCTGGTACCTACAACAACATTACCGGGAATTTACCCCATTTATCATTTAACTACAATTTAAGGGTTTTGTACTTCTGTTGTACCCATAAAGGTCCATCCTGTATTAGGTGGAAAAACTACATCAGTTGTATTTACTGCCCATCCTTCAGTCGGATGTTTAATAGAAGAATAATACTGAACTGAATTTGATACAATTCTGCTGATAGATAAATTGCCAGATGCTTGATCCCAAGTATATGTTTCAGGAACTGTCATCACACCTTGTGAAAGAAGCTGAGTTTTTAGAGTGCTAATTCTAGCAACCGCGTCGGCTGAGTATGTTGAATTTTTATCTGCGTATGCTTCTTCGCCCGATGCAAATGTTGCATCTGGTTTATTGTATACTGCGGTTATGGTAGTTGTCATAGATTATCCTCTAATATTAATTTACCAAGGAATTGTCTGTCTTCCCGGCGTTTCAAAGTATATTTATTCCAATCTGTGTCTATTGCAAAAACTAATGACGAATTTGATAAATGTGAAATGCCAAACGACCCAGTTTCAGTTTTATACTCAAAATAGTGATAATTTTTGTCAAAATCCAATATATATTTTTTAGGAAAATACTTTAAATCAATTGGGGTCATTTCTGCACGTGCGTCTTTACTTAATATACTCCAGCATTGCATTTCCTTACTAGCAAACGGTCTGATTAATGCGTGATCCCAAAGTGTCTTGGTGCCTGTGTTTGTTAAATTAAAGGCATACCCAGGTATTTTCCTTAATAAAACATCATTAAATTTCATATCAAAATTTGCCCACCAAAATAAATCGTATATTGTTACTAGCTCAACTGGACAATACGGTACAGTTGCAAGTAACTGATTAACCCAATAGGTAACTGCTTCATCGACGCTAGGCACTAAAGAAAGCCATTTATTTTCTATTACTAATAATTGATTTAAATTTTTTTCTTGGCGCCAGGGCTTTAATAATACGTCTAATCGATTTGAAAATACCAACTTAGCAATAATATTATTGCCCATGCATTGATTACCTGCTTCCCCATCAATAATAATTGAGTCATTTACTGTGGTATCGTCTAATAAAAAATCGTTAATTCTATGTTGCTTAAACTTATCTTTTAAAAACATATGATAAAAGTACGGGTTTTCTTTTATAGAATCCTCATTGCATAATATTTCTATACGCTCAAGTATTTCCTTAGGTGCATTTTTGAGGAAACCCGTTATAATAGTTGTACTGTCGATACCGCCAGACCAAGATAGGTATATTGTTTTATTGTGTTGTGCAAATTCCGCACAATACCGTGTAATTAAACTATCAAATGTGTTCTCAAAAGAATCAAATACACCAAGTTCACTGGCTAGCGGCATCTTAGATATTGCTGGTGCTAAAAAATCTAAATTAGGAATAGTATCGCAAGACCTGGATCTCGTAAATGATCCAGCATAACTAATTGCTAAATGTGGGGCTAGCCACTTGCCTATTTTTTTATTATTTACTATAGCATGGTCATGTTTTATTAACTCTGTAGCACGAAAATATATCAATTTATTCATATTTCATCTCCGGAGGCAACACCGAAAACAAATGTCTTGCATTGTTTGCAGATAAACGAGAATAGTAATCGCTTGCTAAATCAAATAGATTATTGTGCATGTCGGTTATTGTTAACCCACGCGAAATATAATCATTTATGTCATCAAAAAAACATTGGTTGGACTCTGGATTTTCATAGCGCACTACAATATCACGGTATAAGAATAATTGTTTATATAGATCAAGGTCTAAGTCAGTGAAAGTCACATTGTCTATTACTGCCCATGCGTCGTCGTTGACAATATTAGGAAACCCATCTAGCGAATCTTTACCAAGAAAATAATCAACACCATATTGTTTTATAAATTTCCAATTTAGTATCACGCTATTATCAACTTTGTTATCTACACTTTTGTCATCGGATAATTCAACTACAACAAAATTACGTTTTGATACAAAAGCATCTTTAATTTTGATTAAGTTGTTGGGTATAGTATCTACCATCCATATCCGATAGGATAGCGCATCTACTAGCGCATACTCGGCTGGTAGTCCGTAGAAAAATCCCTGTATTGAAGTGATATCTGTTATCATTGAATTGTGTGGTGTGGTGTGGTGTGGTGGGGATAGTCAGACTCGAACTGACACGTCTTGCGACGCTGGTACCTAAAACCAGTGCGGCTACCAATTACGCCATATCCCCGTGTTTCTATTTATCTTTGGTGGGCCTTGAAAGAATTGAACTTTCACTCCATCGATTATGAGTCGATTGCTTTACCATTAAGCTAAAGGCCCAACTAAGTAACAATTATATACTATTGATCGTTAAAGGTCAAGTACGGCGTTGACGTTCAGGACTGCCGGGTCTGCGTTCACGTACAGGTGGGGTAGCTTGTGTTACCGGCGGTGTACGCAAAGCAGGGATCATTTTCTTCAATTGAGCTTCGATGCTTTTGTTTTGCAGACCATTCATCTTACCTTGCATTACAATGTGAGTAATACCATCAATACCCGCTTGATCGACTGCAATACCATTCTTTCGTGCCCAGGCTGTAGCATAGTTTGTGAATAGTTGAGTGATAGCGGCCTGGTTCGGTCCACGTTTTCCAGCTACCTTTTGTGGTAGGTCTGGAATTACTACAGGTGGCTCTTTGAAAGGACGCAAAGTTACTTGGCTGATAATTTGGCGAGCCTGTGCAGCTTTATCTTTACTAATCAAGTAAACACCCGGATCGTAAATTTGTTGAATCATGTCGTCGGGATTTCGGTAGTACTGCAATTCGCCTAGTGCAAAGTTCATTAACATAACTCCAGTAAATCCTGAATCTTTTTGATACAAAGCATAGTTGGCTTTAATATACTCTTGTTTAAAAGTTTCTAGATCGCCAGATGCAAAGGCCGACACTAATTTATTAACTGAAATTTGATTTTTAAAGATGTACCCAAACAACTCTTTACCTAATTTAGATCTAGTTTCAGGTTTAGCATTAGAAGTTAATGTAATTAAACCTTTCAAACTTAAATTGCCATCGGGTATCGCACGAGACATATTGATGTTTAGATGCTTGGCAATAATACTTTCCACATTGTCTGAATGTAACAAACCAGGCGTTCCTAATCGGCCACCGCCACTTGATACTTCTTTACCAGCACTTGCTTTAACTTCAATAATATCGTCACCGATATTTAAATCGCCTTTACCGGTAATTCTAATATACGGACTCATAACAGCAAGACCAAATTCTCCTGGTCCTTTAGCAGTTCCAAAGGTTACTCTTTTTAATTTATCAAATACACGAGTTACAAAAGTACCGCCGGTTAATAAATCTGAATATTTAACACGTTCTCCAGATAACATTAATTTAACATCAACATATCCTGTTGGAAATCCGTTAATAAAATCATGCTTTTCTTGATATGTGCCCGGAGTATCGATAATGATCTGTGTTAAATCTGCCACATAACCTGCTGTATCAGTTTCCCGTTCTAGTGTTCCGCTAATACGGTCCGACAGCCCACTCTTATTGAGTACCGTAAAGATACGGTCCAACAATTCTTCATCGTCGGTTTTTTTAACTTGTTTAATGATGTCAGCCTTTAACTGGCTTACTGAATCTTCTAGTAGATTGATTAAATTACGCATAATGTATTTATTACCTTTGCTATAGTTTAAGTACAGCTAATTCTGTACCGTAATGTAATTATACTATAGTTTGTATTTTTGGGCTGATTAAATAAGCGTTTTAAATTAGTTTTGTTAACACTATTTACGCTCTATATCTTCTTCTACGCAACGTGCGCCATACTGTATTTCTACTAGTTTGCAGGGTACTGTAAAGGGGTTACTTAGCTGGTGCCAATTTCCGGTTGCTATTTGTACCGTTTGGTGCTTGCGTACGATTGTAGTATCAGTCCCGTTGGCTACCTGACATTCGCCTTCTGTTACAATCCAGTACTCGCTACGGTCTGCATGTCGTTGCATACTAAGCGTTTGCCCTGGTTCAACTGTAAGCTCTTTAACTTTGGTGCCTTCAACTTCATGCAATACACGGTAATATCCCCATGAGCGTACAGTCTTGGGTGCTTTCCACTCCTCAAGGATCCAACTACTACTGTTGGCCTTATCTTCACCACCTACTGCAAATGCAAAGGTAATACCATCTACTCGCATTTCGGGAATATTCTCTTGAGTACGATCACCGCCATTAGCAAATATGATTTCTGCGTAGGGAAAGTTTTTCTTTGTCCACTCAAGTAGGTCACACGCCGAGCCATCTGCATCATCAAACCCACGGACAGCATCCACCGACTTTATGTTATACAGTATTGCTTCACGTTCATCAAAAGGCATAAATGCACGACCCTTTTTACGCTCTAGCCATGCATCAGAGTTGATGCCAACTAGTAACCAATCACCTAGTTCTCGTGCAGCATTAAGATATCGAATATGCCCTGAATGTATAGGATCAAATCCACCAGTTACAATTACAATTTTCATATTAGTTTGTGATTAAATAGTTGTCTTTGTCTAACCAATGTACTATAGTATCTTCTAAACGGGCATAACCATATTTGTTTACGCTGTTGATGATGCTGTCGTTAATTAAATTACGCTCGGCTAGATCGTGCCACGACGCATTAGCAGATAATGGTCCATGCTCGCTGGCATATACTGCGGCATATAGCCACGGTGTATTAGGTTCACGATAAAAATATGCATCTCTACAATCAAACCCTGAAATTGCCAACATGTACATCAAGTTTAATATGTTGTAACTGTAATACTGATGACTATGGTTACTTACGATTAGTCTACTGTATGAATGATCCCAGTAGGTAGTTTGAGGAACACTCAACACTAGCATACCATTTACCGTCATAGTTGACTTCCATGTAGCTAAAGTTTTAAATGGATCCCTGGACTCATGAAAGCAATCATGTGCCCACATTAGGTCAACTTGTCTAGGAATAATTCTTTCTGAAAAGTCGCCTTCGATTATAGTAATGTTTGGAATCCCACGAACTTCGGGCTCAATTTGATTTGTATTTTGATCAACTGCATACACAAGATAATTGTGCGGTTCTGGCGGATCATCTCTTGTGGTTAACTCTGCCCACCATTTTGCATCTAGCCCGCCGCCACACCCTAGGTCAGCTACTACAGATAAGTTATCTAAAAAACTATCATATTCGCATAGTAAATTTAAAATGCCTAAGCTATGGGCATGACTATCATATGAGTTTTTAAACAGGGCCATTGGTTAATATTTCCATTACTAGTTTTTCTTTTAATTTATTGAGTCTAGGTTCAAGTTGATGGCATGATTCAGCAATTTCTGTATCTGTTCCCCAGCTACGTTGAGTAGCCAAGTGATATGCAAATTTAGAGCAAGAATCTTTATCCAATTGAATATTTACTGCATCATGTTTAGGTTTAGCTCGGCAACAAAGATCAAATTCTGCTAATAGTTGATCTGCATATTCTTTCCAATCTATCATGATATAGTAATATCCTCCATTCCTGCTGTACGCAAACGGACTACGTGTCCCAGCATAAAGTTCTTTGACTCAATGCCTTTCATAACACCTAGCCACTTGTTACGCAATAGTGCTACTTCATTGATGATTGTTTCCATATCAATAACTTCATCTTCAGCTTCTGCGTACTTTTCTGCATCTCTGCTAGTTAATGCTCTGGCGTATGCTTCTAGGTACTTCTTATAATGCTTTTGTCTAATCTTGCGTAACTGTATATTAAGATGTTCTAAGACTGCTTCAATCTCTTGTAGTTGATTAAAGCGATGTTCAGTCTCGCCCGGCAGGTTGCTAAGTTCCTTCTCAATCTTGCCGTGTATCTTAACGTCTGCTCGTGCAGAGATTAATTCCCCTTCATAGTAATTTATAAAGTCGGGAATTTCTCCTAGATTAGATACTACTCGATTATACCACACAGATTAGTACTCGTCTCCGTCGTCCTCATTAAGATCGTCGTCTGTCGAGTATTCTTTAAGTGCCTTTTTGGTAGTACCATCGGTGCCACCAAAGTTAGCCAACTCCTCATCACTGAGCATGTCAACCATAACACTCATTAGGTTATCAACAGCCTCTTGTCGATCTTTTGCAGGAATATACTGTTTTAAAATAGTATACGCTTCGATTAATACCTCTACGTCCATGCTCATTCTGCTGTTTCCTCTGCTGTAATTTCGCCAGTTTCTTCGTTAACTACTTCTACTACCGGAATAACTTTCTGGTGTGGGTTAGCTGTATAGTCAGCCATTACTTTATCAAGACAGTTGTCATCGTTGCGTTCCCATGCTTTGCGGAACTTCTTAATAACTGTGCCATCTGACAATGTATATACCGAGCTATTGCCTTCTTTCTTTAGCAATTCCTTGCCTTCAAACATGTCAAACAGGCCTGAGTAAGGATTCATTCCAGTTTCGTAAGGAATCTTAACTTGTACCGATTCAAACGGTTTGGCGTAGCGTGTTTTCATAATCTTACAAGCGGCGCGGATGCCATTTACTTCTGACACCTTGTTACCATCTTCGTCTTCTTTTAACTTGAGCTTACGCATAGCCACAACGATAGAACTAGCATAGATAAAACCCTGTCCACCGGAGATCTTGTCATCAGGATCAAACATATCCTGACTTGCGTAGGTATGTGCTGTACAAACTAGACCTAAGTTTAAATTACCAAACATGTTTACACAGTTGCGAACTAACGATGCAAGTGCCTTAGGTTTACGACCCATGTCACCTTTCATATCGCCTGCTTCAAATTGATTAACGTCTGTAGGTGTAAGTAACATGCCTAAAGAATCAACTACAAATAATACTTTAGGACGTTGATCTTCTGGCATTGCTTTGTATTCTTTAACAAACTCGCTAACCATCTTAGCCACGTCATCGATCATGGCCATGTTAAGTTTAAGTAACTTATCTTCGCTGGTGTCAACATTAAGTGCATGTAACCACTTTTCGTCAAGTGCGTTTTCTGAGTCGATCAAGATAACATAGATGCCATCTTTCTGTGCGTTAGCAATTAAGTTACCCGAACAGATAAATGATTTACCTGCGCCCGATTCTCCGGCGAATACAGTAACTTTACCTAATGGAACACCTTTATTAAAGTCTCCAGAGATAAGATAGTTCAATGCATAGTTGTTAGTTGAAATCCAATCTGTAGGATCGTTAAAGCCAACGGAAATACCGTCAATGCTTTTGGTAATACTCTTACGAAATTTTGATACGTCGAATGGTTTAGTTGCCATGATGGGGTTTCCTTGATAATATTTTAAAATACTTATTTGCTACTTTAACACTCTTTTTGAAAAACGTCAACCGGGACGTTTCTCTTAATTAAATCCATAAAATCTGTTCTGCTTTTTGCTTTTGGTGCACAGAACCCGCATATACATACTGCTTTCTGGCATACTATAACTGGCATTGAGCCTGTTTCAAATTGAGACTTTAGCGTATCAATAATTACATCCGAATTGCGTAGATTTCCTAGCGGTTCATGCTTACCTGTAGTACTCATCTGGCAATCTTTATTAGTAAATACTGCCCCATCGTACTGCCGCACAAAAAGGAAAAACCAATTTACACTACACGACCATCCCTTAAAACCTTGCTGTGGTATAAAACTGACACTAGATTTTAAATCTCCGTTTAGACTTAACTTGCGTCCTCCGCAACATGCACGGCCTTCATCTATGCTCTGAACTGTTTTTTTATTGCCAACCAGCTCAATTTTGTCTATATATTCTAATTTTTGGGTAGTAGGTACTTTACTAATCCAAAAAGTTTTTAGTTTAGTAAATTGGTCTTGAGTATATGCCCATTCTGGTTCAATATTATCCAGCGGTTTATTAACATATCGTACATCGTGTAATTTGCAAAATTCTGCAATGCTTTCTGCATCGGCAAATAGATCTGGATGATTATGCATCATCACAACACATTTAAATCGTTTGTTTTGTTCTTTTAAATACAAAATATTATTCATAAATTGTTGCTTTTGCTTAGGTAAATTTTCTGCATGGTAACTCACAGTAAACTCATCCACTAATGGTACTACTCGAGCCCATTGATTTTGTCCCACTACTCCATTGGTGGTACAAGTAACTGTTAAATACCAGTTGTCCTTATATTGTTCGTACTTAGTCCTGACAGCTTCTAGTATTGTAACAATATCTGGATGAAATAAACTTTCACCGCCGTATACGTTTAATACTACTTTTCGTTGCGATTCTTTTTTGTACTTCATATATTGATCAACGTATTCGTACATGAAATCAATTGTACGTAAACATTCATCCAGCGGTGGATGTTTGGTGCTATTGTCGTGGCCGGCTACTAGTCCGCTGCCGCAATAGGTGCAATCTAGATTACATAGTTTAGTAACTTCCCAGTCTAATAAAAAACTCGGTACATTAGCAGGATCAAGTGCAAAGCCAATTGAGTTTATATTATTCATTTATTGTTATACTGTTAACATATTGATACTTGGTTAATTTATTCCTTACATCAACAACATCATCAACTGTTCCCAGTGGGATTTTACCGTGCCCCAGGCGTTTATTATACGGATCTATGCCTTGGTTAACTAACCAGTTATAATATCCCCGATCGCCCATTGGATTATACTCATCCATCATTAAATAGCACTCACCGCTATAGTGATAACTATTTGAAAATCCAATGTAATCTACTGGAAGGCCATCTTCGTACAAGTCAACGAACTCTTTGCCTAATTCTGCATAATGTAAAAACAACGTACCCGGCGGGCAGTTAAATTCAAAGTTGTTGTAATCTAACTCGGCTAAATCTTTACGTCTATATTGATCTTTATTAAAATTAATATACAGCGATGGATAGCCTTTCCTTTTTGTCTCTACTCTATGTATAAACAAATTTAAATTTCGTATAGAAGTTTTTAATTCTGTATTTGCAGTAGCAAATATCCGAGTAGGTGTACCAAATCCGCCGCTTAACAGTTCAAATTTACTATGTAAATAATTGAAATATTCTTGCGGTTGATTAATTACATCTTCTCGAATTTCTATGAAATTCTTAAGATAGCGATTTATAACTAAACATGCATCGTTTAATATATTAACTGAATCTTCCAATGATATTAGTGACAGAAATGCTTCTTGTTGGTTAATGTCGCAGTTGGCCATACACCAACGCAATTCCTCTACCCATTTACGGACAAAGTCATTATCGTTTAATAAGATGTTGAAAGACACCTCCGAAGAGGCGCCCAATACAACTGTTAATTTCATTACTGTTTCTGACGATTACGGATTTGTGCTAAAATATCTTCTGCTTTAACACTAGCAGCAGGTTTAGCCGCTTCTACTGGAGCAGTAGGAGCTGGTACTTCATCTTCTTCATCACCAACAAACGGACTAGCTGTTACAGGAGCAGGTGCACTTGCTGGTGTAGCTGACGCATCTGCAGATTCTGCTTTAGGAGCCGCATTAGGTGTTTCTAAACCATACGGCTTGTAGTAAGCACCCCATTTGTCACCATCATATGGCTGGCCATCAACTGATGCTTCAAACATTTCCTTAATTACTTTAAGGTCTGCTTCAGTTGGTTGTTTTGGCAAGAAGTCTGACAAGTTAAACAAACCATGCTCATCAATTGCCGCTTGTTCCTCTGCTGTTAATGCAGATTCCTTGCGAGCCCACTTACTTGTTGAGTAGTCTGCATAGCCACCTTTACTTGTTTTGATGATTTGGAAATCCAAACCACGTTGCAAGTCTGTTGGCAATTCTTCCATTTCTGGATCCATTAGAGCCGCTTTAATGATATTAAAGATTTGTGGACTAATAGTAAAGCGACGGATTGGGTTTGCTGGAGTCTTGTCGTCTGACAATGCGTTTTCACGTACAAAGCCGTTGAATACATAACTCTTCTTCTTCCAATACTTACGACCCATTTCCTCTAGGGAAGGATCTTTAAACCAAGGACGAACCTCAGCAAGAATTGGACATGCTGCGCCGTACATTTCCATGCATGGAACTTGAATTACAACAGGCTTACTATCTGCTTGACCTTTAATGCCAGCAAATGGTAAACGAATCATTGCACGTTCTGCCCAAAAGAAACTATTTTTTGTATTACCGTCTGGTAGGAAGCGAACGCGAGCCGTTGAGCCCTCTGCGATGTTCCAATGTGGATAGATAGCGTTGTCGCCACCTGATTGTTTGTTACCGCCTCTGTTACCTTCTGTTGCTTGTAACTTTGCGCGAATTTCTGCTAATGTTGCCATGATAATTTTCCTTTAAAAGATGGTCTTAAGTACTACATGCCTAGATATTTACTAGCACCCTGCTAGTATATAACAATGTTATTTATGAAGTCAAACGTATTTTTAAATTATTTTACCAAACCGGCTAAACTTCTAATAAAGTTTAACGGATCTGAATTTTCGTAAGTTATGTTTGAATTGTTTTGAGTAGCGGTCGGGGGTGCACCGTACTCATCGCCAACTGCTGCTTGCGGGCTAACCGGTTGTGCAAAATTAGTTTGAGCATCTCTGCCGTTATTATCACCAATTTGGATTTGCCCTAATAATTCTGGCATATTTTGGCTTAACCAAGTTTTGATTGCAACTGTAGCATCTGCGTCGGGACCTTGATCCTGAGCCATTCTTTCGATTGTGTCATTTAGGCCATCGTCGCCAATAATTGGTTCAATCTTAGACTTAGCATCAATTCCATCAATGCCGCACATGACAGGCGACTTTAGTAACTCTTGCAATGCTGTAACTTTATCGCTGTTGTCGGGACGTGCCCATGTAGATTCAGTAACGCCATCTGCCCATTCTTCTAATTCTGCACCTGCATCGCTGACAGATTCTTTTTGCTTTTTATGAGCACGATACACATATGGTAATGCATCAGTAAAGCGATCATCGTACACTTTTTTAACAAATCGTTCACGTAGTGCGTCTACATCAACATCATCTGCAATAGCATTTTCTGGAGTGTATGTTTCAAAGTATTCACGGTAGCCACGTGCGCCGCGCATTTGACGCAGTTTTCTTTTCAATGAATCATAATGAGCTACTGCACTATGCGTCATTTCTGCTGTTTCTGCATCTTCAAATTGACGAGTTTTTGTACTACGAACAAAGTGTTGCATAGCAGACATTTCGTTTACAATATCTAAAATATGGGTAGCACACTCATCAAACATGTTTCCGCCGTGTGCAACGTTTTGAGCTAGTGCTCTAGCTGCGTGTAAATTTTTAGTAGGACACAACAAACGTTCGCCGTTTGATTTTTCAATAAAGATTTCTCTAATTTTTCGTGATCGGTCGCCGTGCTTTTCATCACTTACTAGGCCATCGTGTTTGATCAACAAACGACATTCGCCCATATCAGCATAACTGTTACGACTAGTGCCGTATAGTTTGCTTTCAGTAACTTGAACATCGTCTGCTGTGGCTACGTCATCTACTCGAGCTTGTTGTTTAACGTCTTGTAGGTTTAAATTGGATTTGTTGATATCACGTGTATCAAATGTTAATAGATTGCGTTTGGCAAATTGTCTTAGGTTGCGTAAAAATAGGTACCAATCTTGGCGTTGTTCGCGGTCCATCTCTCCGGAGATGTTTTGTCCAAAATATACTTTTAAACTTGTTTCGTCAATTAGACTGATTGTTACTTTTCC